TTTAAATGGATCACATTCAAGTTCTGTAACAACCCTTACCCTAACATCTACTACAGGTTTTGCTACATCAGGTAAAGTATACATTGGTGGTGAGCAAGTTAGTTACACTGCTATCTCAGGTAACGATCTTACAGGTTGCACTAGAGGTGCTAATAGTACAACTGCTGCTTTACATGCAGATGGTACAACAGTAACACAGTTTGATAATGGTGGCGTACCTAGAAATATAGTACGTACTCCTGATAATAATTATTTACTTTATCCTTTTCCAGATAAACAGTATACACTTGCGTTTGATTACTTTACATTTCCATCTGATCTATCTGCACACGGAGATACTACAAGTATACCAGACAGGTTTGGTCCTGTAATTGTAGATGGTGCTACAGCTTTTGTGTATCAGTATCGTGGTGAGATGCAACAGTATCAATTAAATTTTGGTAGGTTTGAGCAGGGCATTAAAAATATGCAAAGCTTGCTTATCAACAAATATGAGTATGTAAGATCAACAGTTCTTATAACCCCTAGAGGTTCTGCTAACTTCATGTCAGGAGTTATTTCGTAATGCCAGATTATTCTCAGGCTCAACCTGCAGCATTTAATTGTGAGGGTGGTTTAGTTTTAAACCGTTCTACCTTTTTAATGCAACCAGGAGAAGCATTAGAGTTAGAAAACTTTGAGCCTGACATTGAGGGTGGCTATAGGAGAATAAATGGTTTTCGTAAATACGTAAATCAACAAGTGCCTCAAACATCTAGTTCTGGTGAAAAAATACTTATGGTTGCTAACTTTGCAGATAAAATATTAGCAGCTAGAGGTGAGAAGATATTTAGCTCTGCGTCTACTGAGCTTACAAATAAGGTTGCATCTGGTACAGGTATGACAGGATCAGGAACTTTAAATGTAGACTCAACAACAGGTTTTTCTTCTAGTGGAACGTTACAAATTAATAGTGAGTTATTTACATACACAGGTGTTACTGCTAGTACTTTTACAGGTGTAACTCGTGCTACATCAAGTACAACTGCTGCTGATCATGCTGTTGACGATGCAGTGTCAGAGTCTTGGACTGAACGAGATACTGGTAGAACTAGTGCAGATAAGTACAGTTTTGAACGATATAACTTTGACGGTAATGAAAAGATTATTGTTGTAGACGGTGCAAATGCCCCAACTATTTTTAACTCTTCTTTATCGGCAACAGATGTAAGTGAAAGTTCTGTAGCAGGTTCTACCATAGTAGTAGCTTTTAAAGCTCACATGTTTTACGCAGGTAAGTCTACTACACCTCAAACTTTAGTATTTAGTGAACCTTTTGATGAAGATGGCTTTACTGCAAATGATGGTGCAGGTACTATTAAAGTAGACGATAATATTGTTGGATTAAAAGTATTTAGGGATGCACTGTTTATATTTTGTGAAAATAGAATATTTAAAATGACAGGATCTACTCTTAGTGACTTTGCTATACAACCAGTTACTAGAGATATTGGTTGTGTGAATAAAGACACTATACAAGAATTTGCAGGTGACTTGTTATTCCTTGGTCCTGATGGACTTAGGACTGTTGCTGCTACTGCAAGAATTGGTGATACGGCTCTTGGTGCTATTACACAAAACGTGCAGTCTATTTTTGATGTTAATATTAAAGACTCAACAGTATTTGAAAGTGTAGTTATACCAGATAAAACACAATACAGAATATTTTTCTCAAAAGTAGGACAGGGTGAAAAAATAACAAAAGGTATTATTTGTGTTAGAAGGGCAGACAAATTTGAGTTTGCAGAAATACGTGGAGTAAAACCTTCAGCTACAGATACTTTAGTTGTTGATGGAGATGTTAAAGTTATACACGGTGACTTTTCAGGATATGTTCATAGACAAGAAAGAGGTAATACTTTTGATGGAACAGCAATACTAGGAAGATATAGAAGTCCAGATTTAAGTTTTGGAGATACTGGTGTTAGAAAACACATGCAAAGAGTTATCCTTAACTATAAACCTGAGTCATCTATTGATGCAGACTTGTTAATGTTATATGATAATGAATCTACAGACTCAGCAAGACCTGCTCCTTATGCGTTAGATACTTCAGATGTAGCTTCTTTATTTGGTTCAGCAATTTTTAGTACTAGTAGTAGTGCGGTGCAATTTGTTTTTGGTGGTCCTTCACAGCCCCTTGTAAGACAACCAGTAGAGGGTTCAGGTTTTTCTGTTGCACTAAGAATTAATGACGGTGGAGAAACAGCACCGTATTCCCTTAAAGGGTTTCAATTAGAATATCAAGTAGGAGCAAGACGTTAGATGGGTAATACATACACAAGACAATCTAGTTTTACAGACGGTGATGTTATTACTGCCGATCTGTTTAACAATGAATATGATCAACTTTTAGCTGCCTTTGCAGCAAGCACAGGCCACACCCACGATGGTACAGCAGGAGAGGGTGGTCCTATTACTAAGTTGCTAGGAACTAATATTACTATTGGTGACGCTACAACAGGTACAGATATTACAGTTACTTTTGACGGTGAAAGTAATGACGGTGTGTTTAAGTGGATGGAAGACGAGGACTACTTTGAGTTTTCTGATGATATACTTGTTGCCTCTACAGAAAAATTACAATTTCGTGACACAGCTATTTATATCAACTCTAGTGCAGATGGTCAGCTTGACCTTGTTGCAGATACAGAAATACAACTTGCTGCTACAACAATAGACATAAACGGTGCAGTAGATATATCAGGCAACCTATCTATTGGTGGTAACTTAGATGTAACAGGTACGTTTGATCTTAGTGACTCTAATTTTACTAACGCAGGTGACATATCTCTAGACAGTATCTCAGGTGATGCTGACTCTAACACAAGCATAGCATTTAGTGGCTCTGATGTAATTACAATTACTACAGGTGGTGAGACACAGATTACATTTAACAACGGTTCTATACTCCCTACAACAGATGACGATGTAGACTTAGGTTCTAGTGCGTTACAGTTTAAAGACCTGTACATAGATGGTACAGCTAACATTGATACAGGTAGTATTGACACAGCTAATGTTGGTGCTTTAACTGTATCTGGTTCTACTACACTAGCTGCTACTTCTTTCGGTGATGCTGACATTACAAACGTTGGTAGCATTGCTCTTGATACAATTATTAACGATGGAACGGACATTACACTAGACTCAGGTGGTGACATTATACTTGACGCTGCAGGAAATGAAGTGTTTTTTAAAGCCTCTGGTACGTCTATACTTACTCTTAAAAATGATTCTAGTGATGCAGTATTTACTGTAGACACAGCAGATAAGAATTTTACCATTAAAGGTACAGATGGTTCTAGTGCTATTACTGCTCTTGACATTGACATGGCTCTTGCAGGTAAGGCTACGTTTAACGGTGACGTAGTTGTAGGTGGTGATCTTACTATTAGTGGTGACGATCTTACAATGGCTACTAATACTGCAGGTGCTTTACTTATTGCAGACGGTACAAACTTTAATCCTACTCTAGTAACTTCACTAAGTGAGATTAGCACAGCAGCAGATGATGACGTATTTATAGCTGTAGATACTTCTGGTGGTGGTCTTAAAAAGATTAGTAGGAGTGCTATTATTGCAGGTACTGGTGTATCTGGTAACATATCTAATATATCAGAAGACTCCACACCACAGCTAGGTGGTAACTTAGACCTTAACGGAAATGATATTGTTACTACCTCTAATGCTACTCTTGACTTAGCTCCTAACGGAACAGGTACAGTTGTTGTAAGAGGTAACACTAACTCAGGTGCAATAGTCTTTAACTGTGAAAGCAACAGTCATGGGCAAAAGGTGTATGGACAACCTCACTCTGCAGGTGTTACAAATACTTTAATGTTACCTGCAGGTGCTAACTCAACATTAGTATCTCTTGTATCAACAGACACACTTACTAATAAAACTTTAACATCTCCTAAGATTAACGAGGATGTAGCAGTCACAGCTACAGCCACAGAGTTAAACGTACTGGACGGTATTACTGCAGTAGTAGGAGAACTTAACGCATTGGACATAGGTTCAACAGCAATAGGTACAGCCGTAGCATCTAAAGCAGTTATACTAGACTCTAATAAAGACTACACAGGTATACGTAACTTTACTATAACAGGTAACTTATCTGTGGCAGGAACAACTACCACAGTTGATACTGTTACTATGGAAGCAGCTAACGCTATTGTGTTTGAGGGTGCTACAGCAGATGCACACGAAACTACACTTACTATTGTAGACCCTACAGCAGATCGTACTATTAACTTACCTAATCAAAGTGGTACTATACCTGTACTAGCTGCAGCAAGTAACACTGCAGTTACTGCCACACCAGAAGAGTTAAACATACTAGATGGTGTAACTAGTACAGCAGCAGAGTTAAATATAATAGATGGTAATACATCTGCTACATCAACTACAGTGGCAGATGCAGATCGTGTTGTTATGAACGACAACGGTACTATGGTTCAAGTAGCTGTAACCGACCTTGCCGCATACTTTGATGATGAAATAACTGCAATGCCTAACCTTGTAACTACTGCAGCTACTACAGTAGGAGCATTAGATTCTGGTAGTATTACCTCTGGGTTTGGAACTATTGACACAGGTTCTTCTACTATTACTACTACAGGACTTATATCTGGTGGTTCATTAGATATTGATAATGTTCTTATTAATGGTTCAACTATTGGTCATACAGATGACACAGATTTAATAACTGTTGCTAATGGACTTGTTACAGTTGCAGGTGAAGTATCCTTGACAACGTTAGATATTGGCGGTACTAACGTAACAGCAACAGCATCAGAACTAAATTTACTAGATGGTGGTACTTCTGTTGGTAGTTCAATAACATTAGCAGACGCTGATGGATTTATAGTCAATGATAACGGAACAATGAAAACAATTCCTGCAACAGATGTAAAGACATACGCTGCAGGTAGTGCTGCCACTAAAGGATTTGCTATCGCTATGGCAATTGTATTTGGATAATAAAGGAAAAGGTAAATGGCCGTAATAAATTTAATTAATGTATCAAGTATTACACCTACGACAGTAGCAGGTGCAGTAACAACAAGTAGGGCATCTATTATTGATGTAGCTGCAGATAAAGTTGCTAAAGTAAACACACTTATTATTGCTAACATTGACGGTACTAACGCTGCTGATGTTACAGTAGAGGTAAGTGTAGACAATGGATCAAACTATGTTGCCATTGCTAAGACTGTATCTGTACCTGCTGATGCTACACTAGTTGTTGTAGGTAAAGACAATGGATTTTATTTAGATGAGACAGACATACTTGCAGTTACAGCTTCTGCAAACAGTGACTTAACATACTTGTGTAGCTTTGAATTAATGGATGATGCATAACAATGCCAAGAAGAACAGGTGGTTTCATAGGTCATAGGGGCTTACAAGCTCCAGACCCACCCATAGACGTTACACCTACTGCAGGTGTTGGTAATGTAAGTGTAGCATTTACTGCTCCTAGTGATGTTGGTGATGATGCTATCACAGGATTTGTTGCACAAGTTAGTACAGACGGTACTGACTATAGTGCGGGTTCTAATACAGGTTCATCTTCACCTATTGTTTTAAGTAGTTTAACTGGTGGCACAGCTTATACAGCTAAAGTATGGGCTATAAATGATTATGGCACATCTGCCCCTAGTGACGCTAGTTCTAGTGCTACTCCAATAAATCCATCAAGTAATACTGGTCTTTTTATGGGTGGAGCAGGTGATGCAGGTAATGAGATTAGTCTTTTAAATATATCTACATTAAGTAACTCAATAGATTATGGAGATATAGCTAACTCTAAAGAACAGTGTTCATGCACTGGCAACGCAACACATGCTTTTAGATTAGGTGGTAATGGGCCTACAACAGATATTTATAGAGTGGCTTATTCTTCAGGAGGAGACGCAACAGATTATGCAAATTTAGCTACTGCAACTAGATTACATGGTGGCTTTGGTAATAATACTCGTAGTTTTGTTCTTGGTGGTTATACCACTAGTGCAGGTGTAAATACCATACAAACTTTTTTATATTCTAGTACTGGAGATGCAACAGATTTTGGTGACATGGGAAACGCTACTTATTATGTAACAGGTTGCAGTAACTCAACTAAAGGTCTTTATAGTAGACCTACCAGTAATAATAGAAGTAATGTGGTTGAAACTATAACTTTAGGAAGTTCAGGTACTGGTAGTGACTTTGGAGATTTAAGCTCCTCACGTTTTAGAATACTTTGTACTGCCTCTTCAACAAGAGCTTTATTTGGTGGTGGAGATACTTCAAGTGGTGACGTAAATACAATAGATTATTTTACTATAGCATCAGCAGGTAACGCCACAGACTTTGGTGACTTAACAGTGGCAAGAAATCGTGGACCTGCTGCAGCTACAGCTACTAGAGGTGTTTTTTGTGGAGGTTATGCTGCATCTGGTTCGCCTCAAAACAATCCTACTATTGATTATGTTACTTTTGCGTCAACTGGTAATGCTATAGACTTTGGTGACATGTCAGAAAATCATTATGAAATGACAGGTGGTGCTTCTAGCTCATCTGCAGCAGTATCGTGAGGAAATAGTTAATGCCCAACTATCAAGGTGTGTGGGATATCACAACACAGTTTCAGTATGCAGCAGAGTGGGGTACGTATCCTATTACACCTTCTTTTAGTTCAAATATAGCTCTTGTTTCAATGGGATTTGCTACGGCTGCATCTGATAGAATAGATCAAATTTCTTTCGCTAGTAAAGGCAATGCTACAGATTTTGGTAATCAGTCAACAAATTTTTATGGAAGAGGAACAGTAGGCGGTGAAACAAGATGTATTTTTGGTGGAGGTGCTGCTTTTAGTAACGTCTTAGAATATGTTTCTTTTGCTAGTGCAGGTAATACCACAGACTTTGGAGATTTAACTTTAGCTAGAGGTTCAGGCCTTGGACAAGGCGGTAATAAAACTAGAGGCGTGTGGGCAGGAGGAAATAATGATTCTTCAGATTATAGTAACGTAATGGATTATGTTACTATAGCTTCAGCAGGAAATGCTTCTGATTTTGGAGACTTAACTGCTGCATACAGCGGTGGGCAAGCTTCTGCAAATAGCGCAACTTTAATTACATTTGCAGGAGGAGAAGCTTCAGGGGTAAATAATAGTGATCACATAGATGTTATAACAACAGCAAGCACAGGTAATGCTACTGACTTTGGTGATCTTACAGGTGGTAGGGCTTCAATGGGTGGCGGTGCTTCAAGTGCTACTAGAGGTATTTTTGGTAGTGGGGGGTATGGATTAACAGTAATGGATTTTATTACTTTTGCTAGTGCAGGAAACGCCACAGATTTTGCAGATATGCAAAGCACTAATCAAAATACAGCATGTTCCTCTGAAACTATGGGTTTAATGATAGGAGGTAATTCTGCTACCAATGTTATACAATTTATTATAATAGCCACAAAAGCTAACGCATTAGATTTTGGAGATTTAACTAGCACTTCTAGATACCCCAGTGCAAATAGCAATGGTCATGGAGGGCTATCTTAATGTCTAAAACACGTTTCCTTGGCAACCTCATAAAAACAAACCCTACTCTACCTACAGCTAACTCAGGTGCTAACTATGGTACAGCTACTGGTGTATGGAACTTAGAAGAAGCAGGAGCTTTTAGAGCATCAGGTGATTGGCCTGTTCCTGCTAGTGCTCCAGGTGCTCCAACTATTACAGGTGTTACTGCAGGTAATGCTCAAGTTGCTGTGGCGTTTAATGCTAATGCAAGCACAGGTGGCTTAGACGTTACATCTTTTACTGCTCTAGCTTCTAGTGGACAATCTGCTTCAGCCAGTAGTTCACCTATTACAGTAACAGGCTTAACTAACGGTACTGCCATTACGTTTACTGTTACAGCAACTAATGCAGTGGGTGCAAGTAGTGCCAGTAGTGCAAGTAATAGTGTAACACCTATAGTTGGTGCAGCGAGAGGTTTATTTTGTTCAGGCGCAGTATCTGGCGGTAATTCAAATGTAATTGATTACATAACTATAAGCTCTACAGGTAACGCTACGGACTTTGGTGATGCTAGAACAGCGAGGTCATTTTATACTGGTGGTGCTAGTGGTACTAGAGCTATTTTTAGTCAAGAATATCAAGGTTATGATTACATAACTATAGCCTCAACAGGTAATGCTGCAAACTTTGGTTCTGCTAACGCCAGTACAAACGCACACGCAGGGTCTTCTAACAATACAAGATATTTAATTTGGGGTGGATTTAACGGTTCAACTTCTCAAACAAATGAGCGCATAGAGTATGTTACTATAGCTACAACAGGTAACGGAACAGACTTTGGAGATATGAACGAAAGTACTTTATATAATGCAGCAGCAGGGGGAGAAACAAGAGCCGTATGTAGCGGTGGTCAAAACATTGGTGGCGCTGGTTCAGAAGTAAACACAATATCGTATGTAACTATAGGGTCTACAGGTAATGATTCAGATTTTGGGGATATGTCGCACACAAAAGCTCAACATGGTTGCACAACAAATAATACAAGAGTGTTATTTATTGCAGGGTTAAAAGATGGGTTTAGTAATACAAACCAAGTTGAGTATGTAACTCTTGCTAGTACTGGCAATGCTTCTGATTTTGGAGATTTAAGTTCAGCAAGAAGAGATGTAAGTAACGGAAATGTAACTTCTACAACAAGGGCAATTTCAGGGGGTGGTTCTACTACTTCATCCGTAAATGTAATTGACTATTTTACTTACTCAAGCACAGGTAATGCTACTGACTTTGGTGATCTTACTGTAGCTAGAAATAGGCATGGTGGTGCATCAACTTTTGGAGGAACATAAACTATACACTTGCCTTACACACATAAATATGTTATAAATACACTCTAATAAAAACAGCAATAAAAGGAGTTTTATTATGGCTAAAA